CTTCTCTAACACCTGCTGTACCAAAGATTGCCTTTGTTGATTGTTCATTAACAATTTTTAAGTAATTCTATAGTATTTCCAAAATTATCAACTGCTATTCCAAAAAGGAGATAACTTCTCTAAAAGCCACTCTGGAATACTAGGAGCATCTTCTCTAATTGGTGGATTAAGGCCCTCTGATAGTGCCTCAATAATATTAGCCATAGCTTGACCAAAGGGTGTCTCTCCAGATTCATCTGGTTTAAATGGATTCCCCATTTTCTCCCAAAAAGAATCTCCAAATGGATTTTGCATAGCCTCCCATTCAGCCCCAGGACTCCGCTTCTTTGTCTTGAAATTCTTTAACTTTACCACCCCAACCAGACATCTGTGATTCAAGAATCATTTTTTTAATGTACTCTAACCATGCTAACCAAGATTCTTCATCTCCACTTCTAAATGCTTTTTGGTTTTCATGAGTTTTCCAATCTTCATATAATCCCCAAGACCACTCTTCCCCCTCCATGAAATTTTCTAATATTTTCAGCGAAATTTTCTACTGCGGCATCAAATTTTGTCTACTGCCGGTCCTAAATCACCAACACCTCCTTCTTCACCCCCTTGAGGTTGTAGTTTTAATGCTTGAAAAGGTACATAAAAACTTGCCCCACTTGGTAAATTGTAAATACCATCTAGTTGTTTTTCTTCTGTCTTTAAAATTTCTTGTAATAAGTATTGTACAATTGCCCAATCTTTTGTCATTAGCATCGGATTAGTAGGGTCTTTAAAAAATGTTACTAATGGTGTTTCATTTACTTCCCCGCCAGCAGCTTCAATTTGTGCTTTTATTTTTCATACTCTGGCATAATAGATTGAAATTGAAGAAAGGGTAACATCATCTAAGAACTGATAACCAAAACCCTCTGTAGTACCTTCTATTATACCTTCTTCAATTAATTGAGCTAATGCAGTACTTATATCAGATGAGTTGATAATTCCCTGTGTTAGATAGTATCCTAGTTTCTCTCCTAAATCTATGAAAATTGGTTCGGCGTCTTGAATTAGTTTTTGAAACTGTTCTTGTGTAATAAGGTCTTCTTCTACTAGCTTAGAGTATAATCTCTTTTGCATTTCTCTAGCACGTTCTTCTACTTTTTGTGCATCATCTTTTAGTAAGACCCTCAGCTTCAATAATTGGTGGCATATTAAAAGTTTCTAAACCAGCCATTAATTGAACATCTTTAATAAGATTTAAAAGAGCTAGAAGTTCTTCTTGTTTTTAGAATTATTAATTCCATAGCTTCTAGCAGAATTAATTAGCTCTCCATTCCAATCTACAAGTGGCTTCTAATGAATCATCTGCTAAAGATTGATATATATTTCTAAGGTCTTCAATTTCACCTACTAACTTCTGTAATAGCTGTAGCATCATCTGTGGATGCTTTTAATATTATATCTGAAAGTTCTAGTATTTCTTCTTGTGTTGTGTTAATAGTTTTATTAAAATTTTCTTGTTCTGCATTAAGTGCAGCAGTTATTCTAGATACATTTGATTCTAAACCAAAAGTTTTTTCTGCCCCAGTTCTATATTCCCTAGGCTTTATATCACCTTCTATAGACTGTTTGCGTAAATCTTCTCTAAAAGCATTAGCAGCTTCTTCTATTACATCTCCAAATTGATCTGATACTTCACCAACTGCTTGACCAAATTTTAGATGTTTTTTCTGTAACTTCATCAGGGGTTATATCTTCTAGTTCTATAACTGAATTTAGTACTTCTAATGCTTCTTTGTATTTCTTTTCTATTGCTTTTCCAGGCTTTCTACCAGGAACTGTATACATTTCTTCATATTTTTTAATATATTGCTCTGCTTGTAATTTAGCAACTTGCTGATTAGTTAATGGTTCTGATAAATCTACATTTTCGTAAGGCGTTCCAGTGGCTAATTTTGGAAATCTATCCATTAATACTCTTGAAAGAGAATTAAAATGTGGCTGCTTGTTCCAATTCAAAAATTATCAAAAAAAGGCAGAGACTGTCTTTTTCTGCTCTTAGTTTTATTCTTTTTCTTCTTCTGTTTTCTTCTTCTTTAACTTTTTAATGGAATTGAAAGAATGCTTTCTATATTACCCTTTGATTTTTCCATCTGTCTTACAAAAGCATCTCCGATCATTGATCCTACGATAGCCCAAGGTGCTCCACCTAATAAAGCACCAATTGCACCAGTTCCAAAAACATACCCAGCTTCTTTATAATCACCTTCTCCAAGTTGCTGTATAGCTGGAATAGCTGCTAATGCTAGTCCTAAACCTTGCTTGGATATTTTTTCACCCATCCAAGCACCCATAACATTAGACCTTGTTTGTTGCGGTTGTTCCACAAATCCACTACTTGTGTATGTTCCCTGTCCAGGCATCTGACCTGGTACAGGCTGTCTAAAATAACCACCTGCTGCTCCTGGTAAAGTGTATAAAAATCTATCTATAGACCCAGATACACCAGAAACAGCACTTTCATATCTACTAGCTCTAATAGGTCCACCCTTACCAAAAGCACCGAAATTAGCTGCTAATAGTCCACCTATAGCTAATGGGACAGTAGCTCCACCTGTTATCTCTGTAAATTTATCTAATAAATCAATTAATAAAGAAAAAGTTTCTATTAATGCTTTACTAATTCCAAGTAATCCGCCCTCACTTCCCAAGAGTTTGAGCAAATGCTTTGTGTACTATTTCCTAAACGTGTAATTAGATGTTTGTACTGTACTTAGTTTTTTTATCTAATGCTTCTTGGGCTGAGCCACTTGCGGTTATTTGTTCATTGGTTAATCTTTTGAATTTGTTCAAAGTCAGAAAGAAAAGCTACATATTGCTGGCCTCTACGAACTCCACCACCTAATACATAGCCTATATTTATTTTAATTCTGCATCATCAATAATTTTTTTCAGAGTGTAGTTCATTAAATATCTCTGGAAATATCTAAGAAGTCTCTCATATTTCCTAGAAGCATCTTGAACAGAAATTCCATATCTAGCTAAAATTCCTACAGCTTGCTGTTGATATACACCACCAATAATAGCTCTTACTGCATTACCTGTTTCTCTACCACCAAGACCACCTATTTTTTCTGCGAGAGCTGCTATCATAGCATTTAATTCTTCAATAGATAGCCCTGAATTTTCTGCACTTTCAGCAGTAATTGAAAAAGCTGTAGCTAAGGTAGCTAAATCAACATTAGCCTTTCTAGAAACAGCCACCCATTTATCTAGAAGATCAGTACCTCTAGTAAATACCTCTGCCATTGTTTCACCAGGTTTTTGTAATTGTCTTAAAGAACCTGCTAAAACGTCTATACTATCCGCTGATTCTAATGCAGATAATTTATTTAATATAGTAGCATCGGTTAACAATTGATTAGCAGCAGCAGTTCTTTTTATAGGGTCTTCTACAGCACCTACTGCTCTATAAGCTAAAGCGTATGATTCTAACACCCCGTTTATACTTTCACCAGTGGCATCCTGCTACTTCGGGCAGCATCATCAAAAATACTATTTAAATTTCTTTGTGCATTACCTAAAGAAATGGTAATATCCATTAATTTAGATTCATTGTCAATAGCGGTGTCTATTATTTCTCTTAATTTTGAAAAAATGTTCCGTAAACTAACCCAATTCCTACAGACCATTTTAAAAGTTCTACTGTATTTCTTTTTAACTAGCATCTGTGAAACTCATTAATCTACTATGTGTTCTTACTATGGTTTGACCATGTTTATCCATAGTAATCTCTGCTTTTTTGCATAATACCAGCAGCATCTTCTTGTTCAAAATAAGCTGTTAATTGCCCACCAGGCATTTGAGTATGGACTCTTTTCATTCCTTGAGGAGAAAAAGCCATACTTCTCCATTTCTTTGAAAAGAGCGTCTGCTTTACCTTTACCCACAGATAATTCAAGTTGTCCCACTAATCTCCGTCTACGTTCAGTTTCTAGCATTATAGCTTTTTCATTTTCATTGTAGACTTTTGCCAGATTTATCCATAAAGAATTCTAATTTCTTTCCGGCATTAACTAAAGAATTTTCAAATTGTACTGTAGTTATACCAGAAGTAAATCCTGTACTAACATCTTTGATATCTGTTTCTTTATACCCATATTTTACCAGCCCTAGTTAATATTTCTTGTGCAGATTCTCCAGCAACTTTTCTGAAATGAGTTATTCTATTATTTATAGCTTCTTGTTCTTTTCTTAGTAAACGTTCAGCTTCTGTAAAAAACTTCACCAAGAGAGTTTATGTATAGTTTTATTTTTTGTTCTATACCATTAATTGTTTCTTTTAGATTAACTTCAATAAGATCAGTTCCAGGAACACTTTTTTACTGATTGAATTGCCTGCGGACCTGTGAAACCTTCTTCTAATCCCCTAGCTGTTAATGCTTGTACACCCCCTCTACCAGCAAATTTTTCTACCCCTTGAAGCATTTCTAATAATTTTTGTCTGTGTTGTTCTATTTTATAAGAAGCAGAATCAAATGCTTTTCCTTCTGCTGTTACATATTGAACTACTTCATTTATTATTCTACCACCAGATTTTAATGTAGATGTATATTTTTTAGTGCCATCTTCTAATAGATTCGTTTTTGTATATATAGAATCAATGGTAGTACCCAAATCTATATATGATCGTTTTTGTTGTTCTAGATTTTTAGTTAAAGTTTGAATAGCCTCTGGACTTTCTTTTTCAAAAGATTTATAAGATTCTTTAAAAGTACTTTCAGTAAGAGATGCACCAGCTTCTCTTAATTCTTGTTCTGGAGACATCTGTTCCATTATTTCTTCCACAGAAAAAGGTGCTCTGGTAATAAGCATTTCGTCTTCGTAGCTTAGCCCGCTTAATCCAGCCTGCCTGCGTTCATGCTCACTCATAATTTGGTCAAGTCTATCGTCTAATTCAGTTTGAGCTCTTTCTTTTTCTCCACTGCCCTTTGAAGTTCTTTTTGTGTAGTTTCTTCTATAAGGGTATCTAATCTTTCATCTATATCTAATTGCTGAAAAAAATGCCTAGCTGATCTTCTAAATCTTTTGGTAGTCTTGCTCCATAATCCCAAGCACGTTGTTCTATTTCCTGACGGTGTTCCCCTTGTAAACCCCACCCTAAATTACCTTCTTCACTTTCTGCATATTTATCCCAGTCAGTTTCCTCACCGAAAGTCATCTTTTTAACTTCAGAACTTGCTATTTTATTAACAACTTCTTCTATATCGTCTAATATAGCATATTCTTGTTTAAGAAGGGCTTCTCTTTCTTTTAGAGTTCTATTTATTATTTCTTCTTTAGAAAGTCTTTCTTGGGTGGAACTACTTATTTCATCTAAATTTGTAGTTTCTGTTTCTGTATCTTTCTTTTTACCATACTCTAAAAGTTCTTTTTCGTATTTTAATCTTTCTTCATATTCTTCTACTTGGTTAGATAGTCTTTTATATGATTCTGTAAGTAAATCAATATCTTTAGTTAAAGCTTTTATATAAGCGGAAGACCCAGCTAATGGGCCTTCTTCTTGAAAAGTAGCTCCCTTTTCAATTTCAGAATATAATTCTCGAACTTTAGATATATATTTCTCTAAATCAGCTACAACTTCTTTAGCTCTACTAACTCTATAAGTCCCATATCCAGGGGTAGTAGTTCTGGAACCTGTAGTTAATTGGGATTCTTCACTAAGAAACCTTTCTCTTACAGTTTCTATTTGTGGGTTAGTTACACGGGGATACTTAACTATTTCACCGCTTTTCCCTACTAAACTACTTTTTATTTTAGCATCTAATTTTTCTAGAGAATTAGTTAAAGAATCTAAAGAATTTTTACTTTGTTCTGAAGCAGCTTTTACTGAATTTAAGTCTTGTACTAATTTATCTAATTTTTGTGACATATCTAACCTTCTACATTATCTATAACTATATTGCTAATAGGGTCTTTGTTTTTCTTAAAAACATTGTCTAACCAGCTTTCTAATTCTTCTGGAGTTCCATCCCAAAACATTAAATCAGGAGGTCTTTTCTCTTTAGGTAATTCATTTAAACTATCTAATTGCTGGCGTTTTCTTATAACAAAAGATATAGTATATGGCAAATCAATGATCTCTGTAATAGAAGCATCAAAAAGAATTTTTAATTCTTTTGCAATCGCCCAGAGACTTGCAATTGCATTGCTTCTAGTTATTTTTTTAAAGTGTCAAAATCAATTTCTAAACTTATATAATTATCTATAAGTTGTGATTTAATCTCTGCTGGTAAATTTTGAAAATCTTCAAAATTATCTAACAATCTATGTTTAAATTCTTTATCTTTATATGAACCAAAAAATGTACACATCTCTCTAAAAGCAGTTAACATTTCACTCTCACATACTTGTTCTACGAGACCTTTTAAATACTCATCAAAAAGAACCTCTTTAGATTTAGCTTTTAATTCTTTTATCTTTTCTTCTAATCTTTCTTTAACATAATTTTTTATTTCTAAATCTCTTACTTTTGGAAATGAATCTATTTCTTCCTGATATTTTTCTTTTTCTTCAAGAGGGGATTCTGAATTAGGTTCTTTTGGAAGATTAAATTTAATCTCTCTCATAGCCTCTGCTGTGAATTTTTTAGTGTTCATTAAAGTAAGACCATTTATAATTGCATCTTTATCTAAATTTTCAATGGATGGTAAATAGGCTAATCTTTCATCAGAATTTTCATCTTTGAGCTTTTTACGCATTTCTGCTGATTTCCTTAAAGCATAAACTCTAGCTCTGTTGAGTTCTGCATCCCCAACCAGACGTATATAAATATTATACTCATCTTTATTAACTTCTATGGTATATTTTTTATTCCAACTGAATAGTTTTGAAATATCCACATCATTTTTATCTATACTGCTTGGCATATCCTTTTTCTCCTATATATAAAATTAAAAGGGACTACATTACGCCATAAAACGTTAGTAGCCCCTTTGACTTACTTCCTTATACTCTGGCTTAAAAATATTTAATTTTTTTAAGGTTTAGAACCACTATATACAATACACTCTGAAGTATTTGACTTCCAGTTAAATGTATGAGTAGCATTTTGATTTACTGTAGATGAATAAGCGTCCCCAGTTAGGATTAATTCTGGAATATACACAGTCTTTAATACAGTATCTTCATCACAAGGGTCAAGAATTCTTACTTCTGTTGGTACACCAGACCCTACACAATCAATTCCTATTTCAAATTCTGTAGCACCTGAAGACTTATTTGCATTTAAAAAATAAATCTAAAATTTCTGTATCTGTGTCTAAAACAAGTAATACTTACCTACTCAACGTCAGGAACTTGTTTCTGATATCCAACTGTACTCTTATTACCCATCTCATTCACAGCTTGAACATTCATTGTTCCATTAATAGTAATGGATTGAACTCTTGGAATATCTTCTGCTACAATAATAATTTTTACTATCTCTACCTCTAGTTGCAGCAGGCATTGTTGCATCAGAAATGTAGCTCCAATTAGTGCCTGCTGGATTAGCGTGATAAAGGGCAATTGCTTGAGATGATCTACTATCCCCCTGTAGTTAGTGTAGTACCAACAATTCTATACTCTCCGGTTGTAGGTGCCGTAGAAACTTCTGTTAAATAGTCTCCGTCTAAAATAACACTAAGACCATAGTTACCATTACTTAATACAATAGGTGTTTGTGAAAGTGTAAATGAAGTTGTACCAGAAGTAAACCTATCCACAATAACATCATTTTTAAACCATCTAGATTCTGACCCAATTAATGTATAATCTTCAGTGGATTCTCCAATCAACTGTATAGCTGAAAGAAAAGTCTCTTACTTGAAGTCTGTGAGCATGTGCTGTTTTTACATAATCAGAAACGGATGCGTACTTTTAACAAAAAATTATCGCGTCACATTCATCTAATTCTTCAATATCTACACCCGCCCCTGGGTACGCTGCTGGATCATTTCCTGTTAGTACAGAAAATGTTTTAATTCCTACATCAAATACACTAAATGTTAGTGTAACATTTGGTATATCTTGCACAACTCCGGCTAGGTTATGAGCACCGATTTCATATATATTAGTACTGGGTACGTCTTTGTTAATACTTAATCTTTGAACCCTAGAAATATCTAATTCATCATAAGTACCAACTAATCTTAATTTTAATTCCTCTGAAGGAATTGCGAGTCGTTTAGCCATATATAAAGCCTCCTTAATTTAATTGGTCGAACTGAGCAGTAAAAGAAATAACCGCTCTATAGTATAATTTATCCACTAATTCAGGCATGACTCTAATGATTTCCATTTTTTAGGTAATCAACATTTAGGCACCCCCAAATTTGTTGGGGTTGTATCTGGTGGAAACCCTTCATCATAATCATATACTGGAATACATTGCTCTAAAGAATCTAATATTCTATATCCTATTTCATCTCTTTGAGCTTTGGTTTGAGCAAAACACATATATGTACCAAGTACGAATGCGAACACGGTTACGATTACCTAATTCAAACTTTATGGGTTCGACAGTAGTTGCTTCAACAGCAACTGACGGTAATTCTAAATTACTTTCAGGAAATCCATCTACCGTTGTGATTGAATCTCCTGAAAATAAATCATTTATATAATAATATACAGATAAATCTTCTTTTCTTTCTTGTCTCATGTTCTTTTTAATGCCTCCGTTAATAAACCTTTTACCATTCTACCAGTTTCTGTTGCTCTTGCACGTACAACAGTTCTACCTGATCTAGACCTATGAATTTCATACTGAACTTGAATACCGTTCTCAAAAGTATCTAATCTTTCTAATGTTGGTTGTTCACCTTCATATTGAAAATTTTCTGGTGTTTCAATTACCTTCTACTAAATTTGATAGCTCTTCTGTTTTTTCTTCAATATAATCGTCAGGATCATATACTCGTTCGATTTCTTCTAGTACTTGTTTGTAGTGAAGATCATATTGGGTTTCATATAAATATGATAAATAAATTTGAATATTCTCTTTAAAAGGATATGGGGCTAATTTTGGATAGGGTTCCCCATCCCCTTCTGTAACGGATATATTTCCATATTCTAAAAAATACCAAAAAGGTGCTTGTTCCCTAGGTGTTAGTGATAATCTTGTTCTAATAGTATCTGCATATTTAGTTGCGTATTTTTCTTGTTTCATCTATCTTTTTTACTTTCTTTCTACCAGGACCTTTTCTTCTTGACTTTTGTTTTTCTTACTATTATTTTACTTTGTCTACCAGCTCTAAAGATATAATTTTTCCAAAACATATCTTTGTTTGCTTGATCTGAATAAGGGGTTCCTTTTCTTAGTACCTGGGCGGCGGCTCTAGATATTTTTATCCAATCTTCTGGTTCACCTAAAGACTCCAATTTTATGTGAAATCTTACCCTTCCAGGTCTTTCTTCTTCATAAGAAACTATTTTATCTATATTAGCAGAAATAGCTGTGAGTAAATGATTTACATAGGGTCCATAATCATATTCTTGTGAATTTATACATGCGTCTTGAGCCTCTATTTTAATGGCTTCTTCTGCACACTCCATTACATATTCAAATGCTAACATACTAGCTGTTTTTTTAAGTGTCTCAAAAGCTTTGAGCTCTTTTACTTTTTCAGAAAAGCCTTTTCGGCTTCTTTAGCTATTACAGAGGAATATTTAACAAGATTGTCGAGTAATCTTTTTTCTTGTTTAAGAATATCATCTTTATCTATATAAGTACTTATTTCACTAAGCTCTTCCAATTTTATAATTCAATATCACCAAACATACCGCTTATTAACAGAACGAGAAAAATTATTAGTAGAATCTAAAATTAATTTTCTTATCTGTTTATACTCTGAACTATCACTCTCTAAAATAGTTTCTATATTAGATAATAAAGTTGCTTGCATTCTTTTAGTTCTTTTAGCAACCTTTTTAGTAATGTCCATAAGATCAAGTGTTTGAATAACAACCTTACTAGACTGTTCCATTTTATCCTTCCTTCTCAATTAGATCAACAAGGATTCTGTTGATTCCTTTCACACCTCGCAGAATCTTTTTTACTATCTGCATTTTTTTATTATCAACAGTCACCCATTCTGTTTCATCTACAATAGAATTCATAGCATCAGAATATTTTATTCTGTACTCTACATTCACCTTCATCTAATTGACCACCTGGATACCACCCTAGTTGCTCTGAGAACCCCCATAAGTAATATGTCCCGATACTACAACCCCAGAATAAACTGGTATCCAATATTTTCCATCACATGTCTGACAAAAAGAATCTGTAGAAGTATTAGTGACAGGATCAAGACTACAATCAGGGCACCCAGTAGATGATGCTACAATATTAAATGTTACGTCTCTACCAATTGCCCCTCTAATTGCATCTATAACTTCTATTTCTTGTTCTGAATTCCAATTAATATTTATAGTCATTATTTAGTATCTAAGTTAATTACTGTACTTTTAGTTAACATTGCACTTCTGATAATAGGTAACCAATAATTTTTCACAATGTTTTTCCAATTATACTCTTTTGAAATAAATTTTTCTCTAGTTGCTTCACCTATAGAAGTAATTTTTTTCCTGTTTTTATATAAATCCTCTAAAATCTCTGCAACGTCTTCTGGTTTTACATAACCTCTATTTGTATTTGTTTGTCTATCTATTAGCCAATAATCTACTGGGACTAAAATTCCAGTATCTTCATAAATTTCAGTTAGTGCAGAGTGATTTGGAACTATTTGAGGCGCACCTGTTACTCCATGTTCCATGTTAGTAAGTGACCAGCCCTCTCCTTCACAAGTATTTAATCCTACATCAGTAGCATTATAAATTAAATTCAATGCTTTTGTAGAAACAGATTTAGGACCGTTTTCAACTCCAGATAAAATTAATCTTTTATCTATATTATATCTATGAACTAGGCTTAATAATTCCCATCCAGCATCAGGAGTTCCCATATGTAAATAAAGAAACACATCATCTGGTTTATTTTCTGCAAATAAAGAAAATGCTTTTATAGTAATATCAATTCTTTTTCTTGATTGATTACGGTTAGCATTTAATACAATAAAAGAATCATAAAATTCTGGATTTGATTTAAATAAAACTTTTTTGGCTTCTTTTCTACTTTCATATGCTTTATAGAAAACAGAGGTATCCACACCATGAGGAACTACATTTATTTCTTTTACTAAAGATGCTGCTTTTGCCGTTTCCTCTTTACCAAATTTGGTATAGCAATTAGTGGACGTAACCATATCAAAGTTAATAAACCATTTATGATTCAAGTCCATAGCATCTACAGGGAAGTAAACTACTATTGGAGGAATTGTATCCCATGTTGTTTTCAAAATATGTAGGTATTGATCTATGACCCAAGGATCATTTAACATAAAAATGCAATCAAATCCTATTTTTGAAAATGCTGGTAACCTATTAAATCCCATTGGCTCATTATTTGACATTGCTGGGTAAATGTACCAATCATATGAGTGTGGATCACCTCTGTAATTTACCGCCAAATGATGGATTTCAAATTCCTCTTTAGGTAGATTTCTTATAATATTATGTGTTACTGTAGAAAAACCTGTTGGCGTAACGCCATCCCCGATAAATAAAACCTTTTTCTTTTCCATTATACCTTTATCCTCCGGTTTCGTATTTATTATCCTTATATCCAGGCAAAGAGTACTTTTGTGCTTTTAATAATCGTTTATTAGGTGGGACTAAATAACTTTTTAGCTCATTATACCATCTAATCAAAATGTCGTCAGATGTTTTACCAGACTGTATATTACTAAATGAAATTTCTGCATCTTTCCATGAACCTAAATCCCATGCGTTTTTCTCTAGCTCACCTTCCGCTGTTATAATAGCTGCGTATATAATTATAATCTGATCATCACCCTGCTCTAAAACCCCATAAGAATCTTCATCAAAAAGATATGTAAGTCTCGGATTTCTTGTAACATTATTATTTGAATCTAATAAATATTTAAAATTCCACCATTTAGATAATAATTTTACAGCCGCTATTAAAGATACATCTAACCACTCATCTGTATATTTATATTTAGTTGCATCACTTTCCCCTAATTTTAGTCTTAGCTCTGGAATTAAATTCGATAAATCATATGCCATTTTTATTCCTTTTGTTCTAATGGTTCATATTCTTTCTTTTGTAATTCTGTTAATCTAGCTTCAATAACATTAACTATTTTTTCTGATTTTTCTAATTCTTTAGCTTTTTCCATCATTCTAAAAACTATTGCTATAGAATCCATTTTTTCTAAAGAACTTTGTAAAGAGAAAAATTTGCTATTTACTATTTCCTCTAATTCTTCCTCACTAATAGTGTTTATATTTTTTATTTCTGATACTTTTTCTTTTTGCTTTTCTCTATTATATTCTATAATAAACCCATTATCTAAATGAATTTTATTTACTTTAACAAAGAAATGATCTTCTTTAGAAGACCACACATCTACAATACAATTTTCCTTATCTTTATCTTTAGGGTTTCCTTGTAAAAGTATATTTTCAATCTCTTGTGTAAAAGGATTTAATACCCTTATCCAAATACTTCCTAAGATAGTTTTTATATATGATTTAAATGGCTTTCCTTCTTCCACTAATGAATAATCCTTCATACCTAAATCTTTACTACCCATAATAATCTCCTTATTTTATTGTATTTTTTTGGGGGTACTTTAATAGTACCCCCTATTTTTATTCTATTTTACGAAAGCCCGCCGATAACATAAATGCCTTGGGCGTTCCAAATCAAAAGTCCATATTGCTGATCGAGTGTGTTATTTTAGTAACTATGGAGTATTACTAACTCTTATTATCGCTAATAAGTCCAGACTATATTATCATCCTATAAATAGGAGTCGCCTCTTTAGTCGTTGAACCTGGACCCAAAAATTGGGCAATTGGCTGCTGATTGTCTGCAATCTAGAATTTTCAGTTTTTACGTTTACCATTTCTAGTTCCGCTTACTATCTAGATATACTCAGAGTTTCCAGCAATTTAAGCGATTGCTAAAATGAATGTTACCACTCATTAACTCCGCATTTCGGTTGCCTGTAATCATTTTAAAAGTTCGCCTTTGTTCTTCTTTTCTTTCTTTTCTCATTAAGTTTCCAATGATGTTTATTATGACAATTAATACAAAGAGTAATAAGATTTTCAATAGAATTATTGGTTTTATTATAATCTATATGGTGGACAACTAATCTCTGCCAACTATGTTTTCTTTTACAAGATTGACAAGTAAATTTGTCTCTACCTTTTACTTGCTGTTTTAATTTATGATTAAACTCTTTTCCATATTCTTTGAATGATCTTCCACCTTTCCAATTGTGGTGGTTCTCTCCATTATGAGCACTCTTTCTAATATTTTCTAAATGGGTTTTACTAAACTTTACTCCCTTTTTACTTTTGGACATTTTTCTTTTTGATTCTTCTGAATGTTTTTTAGGTCCATTAGCATGATTGGGATTTTTCATATGAATATTTAGTCTATATGCTTTATTTTTTATACTGGGGATAGTTCTCTCTAAATATTCATGACATGTTTCTGCTCCCCCAAGTGTAAAATGTTTTTTAATTATTTCTATTTCCCAATCTTTCCAAATACCAGTTCTAGTTTTTTGTGCCCTAGCTTTAGTAACTAAATCTTTTTTTAGCCCTAAATCTTTTCCTCTATTCTTTATTTGTTTTATTGAATATGTGCCATTGAAAACTTTTACTAATTCTTTATTCGTATGCGTTGAATAAAGATTTTTTAAAATATTATCTTCTTTTTCAGAAAATAATTTTACAGACATACTAACTTAGTCCGCCAATAACATAGATACCCTGGGCATTCCAAATTAATAAACCAAAATTCACGTAAGAGTTCTAGAAACCACTGGGGTGGCGTGGGTCTCATGTCCGTAGAATTGTTTTGTCTTTACGTCTCCGTAAGTAACAAATTCTCCAACATTTTTCACCAATAACAAGTATTTTATCTTCTGGAAGCATAGAAGTATAATCTTCTAGATTAATCATATACTTGATCAAGCATGATTAAAAGGGGGTCACCATAATATCTTCCAAGATACCCTTTTTGTCTGATTTCTTCTAAAGCTATTTTCAGCGTAGCCTACATTAGTACCATCAGTCCAGAACCCACCAAATTTACTAATGGGGGTCATGGCTTTTCGTGGTACCTAACTACGGCTTTTACACCTGCTGTAGTTTGATTAATTCTATCAATAGCAGTTTCTAATGCGGCTGCTGTAACTGTGCCTCCGACACTTGCAAAATTATCGGGGGTGTTAAGTGCAAGTCCAAACTGTAGACAGTGAAGTAAAGACCTTATTTTTGAAAATGGTCTTTTAAGTTTTCGCCATCATTTCTCGTCTAATCTCATCGACAGTACCAATCTCCACCTGCTTCTAATTCCCACTCATTCCATGTAACTTTCACATCTGATCCGTCTAGAATGTAATTCACTCGATCTGTTACTGTGATTTCACTAGAAAGATGAATTGCTCCAGGTACTAAAGTACGAACTTCAATACCCTTTCGTAATTTCTTAACTAAGCTATCTCCAGGTTTTAGATTTCGTGAATTTAATAACATTCCTACAAAATCTTCTGTAATGTGATTTGGTTGTACATACTCAACGATCATTTCAGCAATGGCTTCTTTATCGCCCGACTTCATAATTTCGGCAACGGCTTTCTTAATTTCTAATTCTTTACTCATTTTATCACTCCTAATGTAGAATCTTGAATTCAAGATCGCCTGTGCTGGAATCGTACCTAAAAACTTCTGCTACAGGGTTAGTATTACCATATTTAAGTTTACCAGAAGATGATTCGCTATCTTCTGCTGTATTACATACTTGTAATGGATTTCCAGGCGTTTCATATTAGCACTATATACATAATTACCAGAAGTAACAGTATATATACCTTCCCCATATGCTACACATCCCGCACCTGATGGAATAGTTTGAGCATCCTGAACTCCAGGATGTGTCAAATATACCGTAGCTGAAAAAGGTGCATTGGCATCTTGATCAAAACCATATCGTAAAGCATCACTGTATGATGGTTGTGGTTGGTAAATTGGCAGAGATCGGTTATCTTGTTCAAATTTTAAGATATAACGAGCACGCGCTGCCTCTGCTGCTGTGTCAGGAAGTTTCACGCCAGGAAGATCGGTTTGACTCCCATAGTTTCTTGAATGAACATTGGTAGTTAGTAAAACCATTCGACCTTCTACTGTATTTTCCTGTGCAACAACTGGCATTACAGTATCGCCATAATGATTGATTTCCATAAGTTTATCTCCTACTTATTTATTTTGTTTCTCTAAATTTCTCAGAGCTTTACCCAACTCAACTGGGTCTAGTTCAGCAATATTAATAGTTTTATCACCAATGATGTTAGGGATTTCTGTAGCAGATTTTGTTTCTGATTCAGTGCTTTTTTCTTTTTTAATTTCACTAAAGGCGATCATTTCCTGAATCATAAAATCAACCGCTTCTTCACTCATAGACAAAAACAAATCTTTTTTATCTAAGAAATATTCATCGTTTTTATCCAGTCCAGCTTCTGAGAATTTTTGCTTAATTTGAGCAAGTTTTTGTGTTTTTACACGTTCTTCATCAACACTAGCTTTAAATTCTTCGAAGTACTGTTAATTCATTTTCTGCTTCTTGAAGTTTCATTTTAACATCTTCGTAGTCTGAATAAGAACTAACTTTTTCCTCGAGTGCATTGATTTTCTGTATTGCTTTTTCTAATTCATCCACTTTTTTATCTCCTTTACTCTCGTTATTTTTCTCGGACATAGCTACAAATCTGGCTCTTCCAGCATAGGCAGGGTTAGCAACAATAGATATACCATTGAGGGCTGTTCCATATAGCGTATTCACGCCTTCGTCGTCTTCTTTTGCTTCCCGGGGTACCGAGCTCGAATTCGTAATCATGGTCATAGCTGTTTCCTGTGTGAAATTGTTATCCGCTCACAATTCCACACAACATACGAGCCGGAAGCATAAAGTGTAAAGCCTGGGGTGCCTAATGAGTGAGCTAACTCACATTAATTGCGTTGCGCTCACTGCCC